AGGACTTTACCTGCTGCTGCTGTATTAGAATCACGCAGCGTGAAGTTTAATTCTGGTTTATCGTCTCCTGCAACGAGGTTGATCGTATCGTAATAAGCCATTATTTAACTCCTCCTGGAGGTTGTTCTCAGCATTTGGCAGTGCAAGTGCTATCGATAATACAGCGAAATTATAACCTGTCAACTAGACAAAGCCATTATCTTCTAACTTAGTGTTAGACCCTAAATTATCTGATTCCACTAAACCAAAGGTTTCTATCTGTTTGCAGCTACGTTCGTACCTCATGAAGTAGGTATTGTTCTCAGCCTTGATATCTCCAGTCACTGAACTATGGGCTTTATAAGCTGCATAGTTAAGGATAGCTTCTGTGTACACCTGAGGTACATTGAGATCATGAGCTGCTTTAGTTAATAGCTTAGGAGCTGCAGCATATGTGGCTACAATGTCAGTACGCTCCTTAAGATCTGTCCCTTTGATCTTCAGCTTAAATGGCTCACTGGAGAGTACAGATACAGCTCTATCTACACCTTCAACAACATTCTTCTTCTCATTGTTGATTGGTACCTCATCCCCATCTACAGAGTAGTAAGCAGATATAAGATTAAGGTAGTCTGTAGGCATAGAGTACTCTGCACCAGCTACAGCCATATCTAAAGTAGTGTCTCGCTTGATTAAGCTAAAGCGTTTATGTACCTCGATATTAGCTAGATTCAGGAAGGAGACAAAGCGTGCCTGGTTAGCTACCTGCTCATCAGTAGGTGTTACAGTAGGGTTGAGACTCATGTCCCCAACATCTTTAAATGCTAGCTGGAAAGCCTCGCTATTAACTAAGAAATTAATGTACTCGTATGCTTTCATGTCGTCTCCTAAACAAAGTATGAACTCTCACCGTAGTCTTCGTCTTCATCGTCTCCCCAGATGCTACCACCTGATCTACCAGTGGTCTCATCTACTTCAACAGATAACTCAGAAGGTCTCCAAGAGTTTAGCTCAGCAAGCATAGTAATATTATCGATCTGATCATCATGCTTACTTTTAAAACCTTTCACAGTAGCCAAGGATAACTCATTTAGCATCTCAGTCAACTCTTCACTTTCCTGTAATTCCTCAGGTAACCAGATTTTATGTGACTTAAACAGAGGTACAGCATTCTGCTGGAACCTGCTCATCTTATCCTTAGTAGGGCGAATACCTACGGTATTCGACCCCTTACCGTTAGATAGTGCAAAGTAAATATTACGGTTAGTCATCTCACTTTGAATCCAGCTAATGAATCCACCCTGCTGACCTGTTACCTCAATCCCTACTTCCTGGGGTCTGTACTTCTGAGCTAAACTAAACAAAGCATCTATCGTCTCATTCATCAGAGCCTTCTTACAGTACCCGTCAATCCAGAGCCAATCCCCATTGTTGTTAAGTGCCCATACATTGATGGTGCTAAAGTCAGCTGACTCTTTCTCACTAGTGGCAAAGTCAGTAGTGATATACAGGTTATAAGCCCCTAGGTTATTTAATACCATGCTCCGCTTATACCAAACTATATCGCTATCTTTAATTAGTCTCTCTTCATCTGACATAATCCTAAGCATCAGCTCTTGGTTAAACCCATCTAACTTACCTGACTTAACTGCTTTCTCGTACTGACTCTGTACGTAGTCATAGCTAAAACGATCTCCCCATGCTCCCTTAAAGTCCTCCCTAGCACAAGGGAACTGCTCACATACTGGGTACACATTTACGTACCAGGCTCCTGACTCAACAGCTTTATATAGGGGGTCTCTAGCATTAAACGGAGTACCACTCCAGATTGTCTTCTTCTTAGTTGGGTGTAGTGCATAGTCTACAGCTTTATAAACAGTATCCTCAATAGAGGCGATAACTGTAGGAGACCTAGCATCATCATCACTAACCAGATCATCTAGTACAGCAAGTGTAGGTCGTTGACCCATCTCCTTAGCTCCACGCACGCCCGTTTTAGCGCCATACATTTTAACTACTAACACTTTACCATTAGCATTAACAAACTCCATCCTAGCATCTGTAAATTTTACAGAAGTAATATACTTCTTTAAAAACTCACTATTGTCATAACGGAACTCTACATTCTTCCGCATATTCTTGACACCATTCTCCATACTATCTGAAACATAGATAGCTAGGTTGACTTCCCCAAACCCAGAAATACCACCATAAGTGGCAACATATAAAAATAAATACTCACCTAAGAGGGTAGTCTTGGCTAATCCACGACTACACATATTTGCTATATTTTCCTTCTTGCCCTGGATATTATCCAACATGTTGTAGTGGATAACGGGAGACTTGTGCTCCTCACCTTCCTCCCCGTTAACTAACTTAATAAAGTTGATAAATTCTAGAGCAAACTCACTAGGTACATATTCATAATCTGTAGAGTAATCGATTCCATTGAGCCAATCATCTACACTCTTTTTGATCATAATCATTAGTTGCCCCATACTCCTTGTGGTGTTTCTTCGTAGTCAGCATCTATCACGTCTTCCTCTGGTACAGACTTAGACACAATCTCACTGTGAGCTACCTCTAGGGCATTGGAGTGTCCTTGCTGGATGAGTTGCATCTGCTGCTGTGCTAGAGCCTTTGTAGTGGCTTTAAGGTCATCAATGGTACTAGAGCTATAGTTCACATCCAGCTCCACCTTGGCCACCTCAGGGGCTTTCAATTGGGTGATCAGACACTCAGCTGCCTTCTGCCTCACAGTCTCACTACGGGCTGATCTCATGAGCTCTGCTTGGACATTGATAGCCTCCTGGTGCATATCCATATTCAGGATATGTACAGGTACCAGAGTCTGCTCAGTGATCTTAGTAACAGCCATGGTCTTGTTGTAGGCTGAGCTATGACGACTGATCTCTTTAGGGGTCTTCTGCTGCATAACTAACCTCTCATACCGCTCAGGAAAGGTCCTCATCCATGACTCATGCACTTTGTAGCCCATGAGCCTATGTGATACGAATTTGACAGCATTGACGTACTCAGCCATGCCTATACGCCCTTCTCGTAGCACACTCATGTAGCTAATGGTGTTATCTTTGAATTGCTGCCTTAGATCGGAGTCTGCCTCTGAGTTGATGAGATCTACAATATCATCAGTAACCCTACCTCTGAATGATTTGTCAGGAAGAGCATTAATTAGTTGCTCTTTGGTAATAGCTGGTTTTTTAGTAGTAATTTCAGTAGTCATGATTAGTGTGGTATGTATAGGTGAAAGTGGGACTCAGCTTCAGTTACAGCTTGGAGGAGGAATTCTTTATGCTCTATTTCAAACCATTCATTTCGAGAGGCAATAGGCATGATTCTCTTTTTGAGCATCTCAAGCATTTTTCTTTCAACGTATGATACGTCCGAGAAGACTTCACTAATTGCAGTAAATTCTGCCGTGTTGTAGGGCTTATGCTGGTTGTATTCTTGGTATCTTCTTTTGAGGTCACGAGTCATTCCTAATTTTATATATTCTGGATAACTAGTATCCTCTAGAAGATACAAGTAACCATGCTTAAGCTTTACAGTCTCACTGGCAGGATAACTAGTGTAATCTTCCAGGAGCTTCTCTGCCCATTCGTTGTTAAGTAATAACATGTCACTCTGCTCTCCAAGTGGACTCTGCACAGGTACCGCCTAAAAATACTTTACTAGTCATTGTTGATTCCTTTTAAGTTATCCCAATCTTGGTAAGCAACATACTGTCGTCCTCTAAGTACAAGGTAAGGGTTAAGCATGTAGACACTCTGTTTAACTAATCTAATTAAGCTCTGCTCTCTGAGGCTTTTAATACATCTAATCACAGTGGTCTTGTCTAAGTTAAGACGGTTTGCAATTTCTTTTTGGGTTAAATGCGCCCGATTGTAAGGTGTAGACTCTAGGCACAGTAGAGCAAATATCCGAGTCTCAGAATGAAACTTCTCCTGCATTTGATAGTGGCAAGCCCCTACTGAGGTTGCAAATTCATACGTCATCTAAAGTCTCCATAGGTACTTTGGAGGGTAACCCATCCCATAGGTAAGTGATCACTGCCTCCTGTCTGTCATCTCCTGCATAGGTAACCTCAGGATTAACCATGTAGGTGGCCTTATCTACTTTACGTACTACATCGGCGCTGTACAGGTCTCTAAGGGCATTACTGAGGTTTCTCTTGGGTATCTGCATGTCTTCTGCCATCTGGTCTCTAGAGGCTCTGTACTGGTTAACACGGTTAAGGTAGGGGATTAATCTAACTAGTAAATGGGATGCTATAGGTTTGGTTATGGCTCGCATAGGACCTTCTCTATCTCTGCTGAACTTGTTGAAGTATTTCATAGAGGGCATTATATTGCTCTTTATAACTATTGCAAGCACTATTTAATATGTAATTACCCTATAGGGTAACGAAACGTATGTTAACTACTTGATCTAAAAGACTTATTTCTACAGATACTAGATCTAGTCTCTTTGTTCCCCAGTCAGCCCATACGCTTCACCCCTACGGGGCTACGCTAGGGCTTCCTTAGCTAATCAGTAATAGTCATAATAGTTACTACCCAACCCCCTGCTCACCGACCGTAGGCGTATCATAATAAATAAAGTAATTAAACTAGCCCCCTTAATTGGGGGCTTTTTTATGGGTGCTATTTTTAAAAATCGTATATTAGACTTTGCTAATGGACAGTATTCATATTACCTGAGTAAAAAGTAAGGTCATTATTTTTCATTATTTTTAAAATTAGTATGGAGTCAGTACTTACACTGAAGCACGATGGAGCAAAGGAACTACCCCCCCCATACCTCATACTAAAACTATCTTTACTACTACTGCTTCGCAGCCAAGGAGAAGATCATTCCGATCTCTCAATATCTGGAGACATATCATGTCTAACAATTCTACAGGTCATGTACTAACCCTTAACGGTAACAAGGTATTTGGTGCATTCATCAACATCACTGCTGATGCTCCATTCTCCGCTGAGCAGCTCATCGAGGCTATTAGATTAGCGGAGAATGTTGAGATCTCCGTGTTTAAGAAGGCTACCAGTAAGTCGAACGCTGTCCTTGCCCTACTGGGCAAGGAGGACGATGACGTTCCCTTCTAAGTAATTAAGAGCTAACCCTAAGGGTTAGCTTTTTTTTTATACTACCTCTCTTACACTAAACCTATACACATACACATACACATACACACTCAACGACAGAGAGAGAGAGAAGGGTTGCTGGCGCAACCATGGAAGTTTCATATGTTGTGTATATATTAATTAATAGGAGTTTACCCATGAAGATATTCAAAGCCATAACCAACTCAGTATCAAATCTCTTGCAGTTAGTTGACTTTGCATTAGGTGATGAGGGTTTAAAGAAAACAGTTAAGGAGTCATTTGATATTATTAATTCTAGTTTAGAATCATCAGCCAAGATGACAAAGATGGAAGCTAAAGCAGAGTTTGAAGAATTTGAAAGAGAATTTAAAGTTTTAGTAGCAGCAAAGAAAAGAAAAGAAAGAGCAGCAGCAGCTAAATAATACCTAAGCTTGCCCTAGGAACACCACAAACAACAAACGGAGAAAGCAATGATGTATAACGTAGCTTACAAAATAGCGGAGATTTCAATCCTTGATAGGATTGAAAAGCTCCATGCTGAGCGGTTGCCTCACCTACGGTGGCTCTACCGAGCCGACTACAAAACCTCTCTTATAAAAGAAAGAGAGATGCTGGCAACAGTCGAGAAGCTGTATGCTCATCTAGAGGAGGTGGAGGCTGTGCTGTATGGCAGCGATTATGCTCGGAATCGTAATCTGAAGATTAAAGAGTGGGACCTTGATGTTGAGGAGAGTTATGAGACTCTCGCTCTTCATATTGAACAAGGGTTTTTAAGTTAAGATCTTGTCATCTATGCAGACAATAGCTGCATAGATGACACAGCAGTAAAAGACAAAAGATACTGACCCTAGGAATAGGGTAAGTTTAATAGGGCTAACGATAGTAGCCAGAAAGATAAGGGGATAAATTATGATCTGTAAAGTATGTGGTGGAGAGATGTTAGGTGATGGTTATTCAGAGGTTATCCATTGTGAGAATGCTAGTGAGGATACATATTGGTATGTAGAACCTGATGCTGATCCAGTTCATTGTGTCTTAGATGAGGGAGTAAATTATGAATGATTACAAAGTTAAAATGTCTGTGTTTAACAATAAGATTCTTTCAGAGATAGAGAAAGCAGGGTATGCAAAGCATACAGTTTTTGCTAAGTTCTTAGGCAAAGATCCTCAGTACTTCAGACCGCTTATAACAATGGAGGATAGACCAGTAAGTAAGAATGGTAGGTTCTCTATGAAAGCTCAGTTGTTACTTGATACCTTAATGGTACTACCTGAGGATCTATGGACAGAGGAGCAGTTATATCTAAAGTTAGATAAGCACTATGCCATAAGAGAAGTTAACCA